GCTTCAAAAGTTTTAAGCTGACTTTCAATAGCTTCAGACTTCTGTGCTTCCATTTCCTGCTTCATAGTTTCGTTGGTTGCGCGAGCTTCATTAAGTTCAGCTTTCACGTCATCCAACTGTTTCTGCAATACATCGGACATATTGTTCTCCTTTATAGATGAAACAGTAACTAATTCACTTTCAAATTCACTAAAACTTTGGTTGTCATTCAAAATGACACTTCGAGGATTAGCAGGTTTAGAAACCAAGCCCTTGCCAGAGAAAGATATATTTCTTAATAAACGACCTACTGTGTAACCCTCATACTTTCCTGTTCCCCCGTAAGCCCGAAGATGTTTCGTCAAAAATGCCGAAGCGTCTTCTCTTGCTACAATTTTGGTTTGGCCTTCAGAACTTCTTAAAGCATAATCAAAATTTGGGAACATACATTCCATCGAGACAAACCATTTTCCTTCTTCAATTTCCTCGATTATATTGTGCATTCTCTCGCGAAGATCCATGTCACTCCAAGACTTATATAGTACCCCAGTTGAGATAATATTAAAGTCTGTTGGTGATCCGGCTTCTTCCCAAGACAACTTGCTATCTAACTTGTTTCCACTAAAGTCCGTAACATAGTTACCAGTAATATGTCCAATGATATCTTTTTCATTGTGCATATAATTGAACTGTTTATCTTCAGGAGTGGAACGAGCTTCCCACATTTCCTTAGCATCAAATACATCGTCGTTCTTATTCCACCCACTGCTGACTAGAACAGAACTTAAATAGTATAAATCTATTTGATCTTTATTTTCTGCTTTGGATTCATGAAGCTCAAAGAAAGACCTAGCGACAGCCTTATCAGCGGCAACTGATGCTTCGCTAGTATTTAAAGTATCGTCCTGACAAATAATATCGGAACAATACGCAATTGTGTTGTTCTCTTTAATTACTTGCTCAAGACCATCTTGTATTTCTTGTGCATATATTTTCATAATGAAGATCTCCTTACATCATAATACACAAAAAAAATATAATAGTTAATTTTTTGCCGTAAAACTAGCTATAACTTGCAAACGTTGAAGCATAGATATATCGCATTTCATCAACACTTGGTTTTCTGTTCTGCGTATCTACAAAAGATGCAACGGAGTTTTCAATGGATTGAGTGAAATCTTTAGATGGTTTTGTGCTCGAATCAATAATTGATTTTATAACATCTGCATCTATTTCCATGTAAGGTTTCATGCCTGTAAGAATACATAATTTAAGATACTCCAGCTGATCAAACTCTGATTTTGTAAGGCTTCTAGCGTTTTTCTTATTGTAATGTTCTAAAGCCATAGGCATGACTAAGTCAGCAATCGCCTTTTGAGCCTCGTAAGCCCATAAAGTTTTAGCTACACCCTCTCCGCTTCTAGGGAGAACTCGCTTCTGTTTTCTTGGCCCAGAATCTCTGGAGTGCATAGGTCTGCCACCATCAGGATTTTCACTGACTGGATCATACGCCTCTTCTTGTTCAGGAGACGAATTATCTTCCACCCTTTTGACCTGCTCTGTCTCCACTTCAGCTTGATTTTCTGCAGGAGGCAAACCAAGAGTTTCTAAATACTCTTCA